ATTGTATTGTTTGTCTCTGAGTGTTTTATCACCCACACCAGCAATCTTGAAATAGTCTTTTTGAAGTTTCTCTAAACCTTTATGAAGATTTCTTAATGCATTGACTTCTTGTTTAGTAACTTCGTTTACTTTTGTAAATCCTGTTGAGTTTGTTGAGATGTCGTCTTCTTTCTTTTTATCTTGACTTCTTTTTTTCTTTGATTGAAAAGCGTAAGGTGTTTGTGGTGGCCCCTCTCCTCCGTCTAAATTACCGGTCATTGAAGCTTCACCTATTTGTTCTTTTTTCCAACCACCACCTGCGGCTTTGTATTTTTTTGCTGCCCAAGCATTAGCATAAGCACTTGGATAGACATCAAATTTCTTTTTAGCTTGTGATTTGTAATAAGACCATTTGGAAGGTTTGGTCGGTGTGTTTTTTTCTAAGAATAAATTAAGTTTTTCTTCTAAACCTCTTTTTTTTCTTTTTTTGGCTTGAGTATTAGCATATTCGTTTGTAGAAACTTCTTCTTCTACAACTTCAATGATAAGTTTTTTTAGATTATTTAACGCTTGTGACATCTTTTAATTCCTTGATTAGTTCATAGTATCTCATTAAAGAAACTACTTGGTTATCTTTGACGACCGACTTAGTTGTAAAGTTTTTAGCTTGATTAATAGCTTCACTTAGTTTTATTTTAACCACTTTATCGTTTACTTTTCTAGATAGTGATTTTAACTCGTTTACAACCTTTGTTATTTCTTCATTTATGAACTTACCAAAAGAATTAGAATTAGATATATTATTAATATATTCTCTTAGAAGTGATTTTTGTGATTCTGATAAATTTGTATATTTTTCGTTGAACTTTTCAACCAAAATCTGATATGACAATAATTGAGTATCTCTTTCTTCTTTTCTCAAAGTTTCTACCAATGAACTTGGTCTTTGTTTCTTTGGTTTAGAAGTGATACCCTCTAAAATTGTGTATCTAGTATCGATAACTTGTTTTGGATTAAAATCTATCTTTGTTGTTTCTACTAAAAACAATTTATAAATAGATGCCAAAGTTTTGTAATTTGATACTCTTGTGTTAAAGAAATCTTTAGATGAAAAAGTTTCTGATATTTCTTTAATTAAGTTGTATTTCTCAACTTTTAATTCTTTATTACTAATTCTCTGTCTTGTTTTAATAACAGCTTCTAGTAATTTTTCTGCTCTTGATTCGTTTTGATAAGAATTGGTTAAAAGAATGTCATATAACTCTTTCTCTTTCCCTAAAGCAGTATTTTCATTAAAATATTTTTTTAATAAATCTACTGATTTTGATTCTTTATTATTTAAAATGTCAGCTGTTACCTGTCTTGTTAAAATTTCAAACAATAAACCTGTATTCTTTATCTTAGAATGTTTTATTTTTTGGGACATATTATTCCTTAACTCCTGTTTTTATAAACACCAATCCTTATTGATATACTCTATCAATTATAAATATAATGGAAGTAAATAATTAATCAATTTAATTGTCATTTAAAGACGAAGAAACTTCCTTTTCATATTCAGTTTCTAATACTTCGGCTTCATTAATTAACTTTTTATCAATTTTTGATTTTAACTTATCTAATCCTAATGATTCTCTATAAGATTTACCGTATCTTGGACTAGAACTATGAAGTTTTTTTCTTTCGTGATTACCTAATGGGTCACGACCTCTAGCACTTCCGTCTTTTCCGTAATGTGTCATCTCTTTGGGTCTTCCAGCACCTTCCCAACCGCCTTCAGGTGAACCACCTTCTTCACCGATTTCTTCGGTTCCAGTTCTACTAGCTAGTTCTTCTTCTGATTCTTGTTGTTCTTGCTCTGCGGCTTGTTTAGGGTCATTACCCTCTGTTTTTATTGACTCGTATCTAAATTCTTGTATTTTATCTTCTACAATCTTTTCTTCAAATCCTTTTATCTCGTCTTCTGAAAATCCAAAGATTTGTTTATACGCCCAATCTTTAGATACTACTGAATTTTCTGATGTTAAATCATTGAATGCTGTAATTCTTTGTCCTAACAACTCTAATTTTTCTTGTTCATAGATTTTAGATGGGTTTGTTAGTTCTAAATCAAAGTTTACTAAGTCTTGGTCTGTATATCCTTGTGCGTATAAGTGAACTATACCAATCTTAGTTAATTCACTAACCATAATTCTTTGTATTCTTTCAATGGTTCTTGCGAAACGAACATCTTCTGCCGCTAGTGTAGCTTTAGATTCACCAGCTTTCTCGGCATATCCGTAATATGGTTGTGGTATCTTTAATGACGCTAATAATTTGTTTCTTAAGTATTCAATATCGTCTGTTGTTTGATATTCCAAACCACCAAGATTTTCTATTCTTGTTCCACTATCTCCACCACGAACTGGTAAGAAGAAGTCTTCTGTGATATTTTGGATATTGTATTTTAAATTGTATTGTCCATTATCATCTATTACTGGTGCTTTTTTCATTTGTCCAACTATTTTTTGCATATAGTTGTCAACTTCTGCTGGTGGAATATTACCTATGTCAATATTGAATATTCTTTTTTCTGGTGCTCTCATAATTCTATGAATTAACATAGCATCTTCCATAAGTGATAATTGTTTCCATACTTTACGACCACCCTCCATCATTGAACGACCATAAGGTAAAAAGTTTGAGTCAGAAATCATTCTAAAGTGAGCTATTTCATAATTTTCAAATTCTGACTTTTGTCCTTGATTTGTTTGTCTTACATCTCCACTTTCCAATACAAACTTTGTATAGTGTGGATTTTCTGGGTCTTCACCCTCTATTCTCGCAACATCATAACTTGATAAAGGTTCTACATTGGTGATACCATACTTATCATTAATATCTAATTTCAAAAAGAAATCACCATATTTACATAAGTTTCTTGTCCACGGGTATAAATTAAACTCAATGTTTAGAATATCATAATATAAATTATGTAAAATATCGTGTATTTGATTGTTATCAGATTTAATACTTAATATTTTTCCGTATTCTGACTTTAATGTAGTTTCGTCTGCGTAGATATCTAATGCTGATGAAATTAATGGGTCTGAATCCATTGCTTCATAATCTCTAAACAATCCCATACGCATTGTCTTCTGATATAATGATTGGTTATACCCACTCATTCCACTTGGACTTTTATACAAACGAGAAAATCTATCAACTAAATCTTTCCCTGTAACACTCTGAACTTGTGCTGTATCTGCTATTTTTAATTTTCTACCACCGACATTTCTAACAATTACATTTGTAGAAAATAGTCGTTGTAATCTACTGAATAAATCTCTATCAGCCATTTTTTTAATCCTCTTATTTAATTAACCAAGTTAAGTCTTCTTTTTCCCCTTTAACATCCATTTCCCAAGAATCATTTGTTTCGGTATTTGAAGTATAAACTCCTGGATTGTGTCCAATACCTTGAATTGCTTTCTTAGAAAGTTCTATACCTTCACTTCTCAATCGTAGTGCAGTATCACGAACCCAAAGGGCTATTGCGAAAGACATTACCAAATCATCATTATATCCAGTCATTGCTTCCGCTTTATTTCCATTATAAATAAATACAAATAATTCATCAATTAATCTTTGAGAATGAACCACTACTGATTCTTCTCTGAACATTTCCTCTAACTTTGCAACAATTAAAGGTCTTGACTTAGATGTTGTTGAGAAACCAGGAACCATATTTCGTTCTTGACTTCTGTATTTATTTGTCATTTGATGTTGAACATCAACATATTGCAAATCTTTACTTGTATAAAACAAGTTTGGGTATTCTCTATCAATGACTTGTTGAATTGCTGCCCAACCAATATTGTTGTTTTCCACAACCAACAAAGCATTGTTATATTCACTAGCTACATTAACTAGCATATTTCCAAAATCTTGTGTAGAGATTTTACCTTTGTATTCTGCTACTTGTTCCAAAGATTCTACATCTATAATATGGAACGCTGAATAATCTGTTCCGTCACCTCTACTAACATCTGCACTCACCACATAATTCTTTGTATAATTTGGTGGCTCCCATATCCAATAGTTAGAGTCTATACCTCTCTTTTCCATTGGTTCTCTTACACTACTTTCTTTTAAATTTTCAAGTAGTATACCATCAATAACACCACGACCAGAAGTGATAAAATCACAATCACATTCTTGAGCGGCTAATGAAGGCCCTAATAATTTATCTTGTTCATCTCTCCAGTCTTGTCCTCTTTCCGGATGAACTGACCAATGTAGATTGATAAAATTAAAATCATTTGTTCCACTTTCAGCACCTACCCAAGTTTTGTGGAAAAAATTACCAACACCATTTGGTGTAGATATAATTAAAGCTCTACCACCAGTTGCTAGTGTTTGCTGAGCAGCTCCCCATATTGTATCTATCTTATCAATAAAGGCTGCCTCATCAATAATCAGTAATGATAATGCTTCCGAACGACCTGATTCCTCAGAACTCGCTACCGCTTTAATTTGAGAACCATTTCTATATCGTAATGATAATTTATTATCCTCAACACAAGGCTGTTTTAACCAACCTGGTAAGTTAGCATGCATCACTCTAACTTTTGTTACTAAATTCTTTGCTGTTTCTTGTTTTGTAGCGATAACCAAGATATTCTTATCTTGTTGAAATGTCATCATCCACAATGCATATCCAGCAGTTAATGTTGATAAACCCAATTGACGAGCCTTTAACACAATATTATAATCGTGTTGCATAAAAGATTGTAGTGATTTTTCCTGAAAATCGTATAAGTTAAAATTAACTTTACCTCTAACAGGGTGTTGGATTATTCCATACTTACCCAAAAAATAAACAGGGTCAGTTGCACACTTAGCATATTCTCTTTTAATGGCTTCTTTTAATTGTTTTTTGTTATCTTCCATTAATCAACTATTTCACCAGCGAGTTTTATAGAAGCAGAAGTTGCAATTACACCGAATGTAAAATACAACCATTTATTCTCATACCACTTTGGTTTTATGAGTTTAATTTGTTTCTCATACAAAACTTCACGGTCTTTTAATATATTTACTTGTTGAGTTTTAAAAGAAAGTAACATAGAATCAATCTGTGTTTGATTCTCATACTTTTTCATTAACTCATCGTAAACATCTATTTGCTCTGTTTGGTTCTCGACTTGAGTTTGTAAGTCTTTTACTTTATTAGCCATATTAGTGACTTCTTCTTCAGTAAAAGTATAAACTTTATCTTGAGAATAAATAAACCCAAACAAAGCTAATAATATTATTAACTTTTTCATATCGTTACCTTTATTTACTAAAATCTTTTAAGAAATCTGCTGCTTTGTCAGAATCACCTGATTCAAAAGTTTTTTCCATTTTTGTTGTTTTCTTTTTAGAAATGGTTAACTTTCTTTTCAAAGAAGTAATTTCTTTTTTATTCTTTTTCTTGTTCTTTTCTAACTTAGCAATTTTAGTTTCAACACCTTTTTCTTCTTTTTTGGATTCATCAATTTTACCTTCGAGTTCTTTTAACTCTTTAGATTTTTTTGCACCCATAAAAGCACCTACGATTGTTCCTATTACTGCTAACATTCCGAGTAGTTTTTTTAACATTATTTTTCTCCTTACCTATAAATAGTTGGTTATATGTTTTCTCTCATTTTTTTCAAGTCTTTTATAGCGTCATCAGCAAGTTTATTGAGAGCTTTTTCGTTAACTTTTGCTTTCTCAATTTTAACCTCTGGGTCTTTAATACCAACATTGTAAACTTGGTCAACTGGTCTTTCGTCTCTCCATTGTTCAACTCCTTGTATCATATCATCAACCCACGCTTTTTGATTGTTTTTCGCTCTACTAATTGCCCACTTATCATACTTTCCTTCAAGTCGTAATTTGTGTTCAAAGTCTAATTGACAATCCCAACAATGCTCGAATAATCTCCAAAACTTATCATCAAGTTTTTTCTTCATTGTTTTTTTACATTTAGGACAAAACAAAGGCATTCTAACTTCAGACATAATGTCCGTTAGTTCTGATTTTACATCACCTTTTTCTTTTTGTTTTCCCTCATAACCTACTATTGTTCTTTTTTCAACTTCTTGTCCTTTTAGTAGATTACCTAATGCTTTATTTTGTCTTTCTGCTTCTTTACTATATCCTGCCATTAAAAACTCACTAACCCTAATATTTGATTTACAGGGGCGAATGCACCAGTAAACTTATAGGTTTTTCCTTTATATTTAAATACTATTCCTTCAACTGGGACTATTTTATTTAGTCCACCAAGTGAATTTAATTTTTCTAATTGTTGTTTTAAAGTTTTCATCTTTTTAATATCTCCACCAGCTCTAACTTTGTTAGATGCTTTTAAAATATCTTTTCTAATTTTATCTATAGCTTTCGTTGGGTTAGCTGCAATAAAGTTTGATAAATTTAATAATATATCTGCTCCTACTGAAAAGAAAATCTTTTCAAATGGTAACATATTTTTCTTAACCATATTCTTGTGGTCTACCTTGTCTGTGTTCATAACCCATTCTAAAAATTTAGGTTGTTTTTTTAAGTCTTTTTTAATATTTGGTATCTTATATGTCTTATCAAAGAACGCCCATCTTTTAGTTAGTTTTTTCAAAATTGTTTTAGGCATTGTATAACCAAATTGTTTTCCTGCATTATAAATATAATTTTCCCAATATGATTGATGATATTTACCTAATGTATCTGTATCTTTCAATCCAAATTGAGATTGTAACTTATTTACTCTCTTATAATAAATATCAACTTTTTTCCCAAAATCAATTTTTTTTGGTAAATCTAAAACTCTTGGTTTTATTATCTTAAAATGTTTCCCAATGTCTTGATTTACTTGTTTAATCATACCTTGTAACATTCTACCTGAACCTTTTACTTCACCAACTGCATTACCATTTTTATCATATTTGATTGAATTGTGAAATTGTAGAATTTGTTTATCATAATCTATTACATTTGATGAGGCTGGATAGATAATTTCTAAGTTCATAAATATCTCACCATTTTTAAAAACTTTATCTTTTTGTTTATCTGATAAACTATTGATAGATTTTGTTAAGTCTGACATTGCAAAAACAAAAGCATCTCTAATATCACCACGACCACTAAACTTTTTAGCTACTCCTTTTGCATCTAAAGCGTTTTGTCCACGATTTTTGATTTGTCCTTTGTTTCTTGCGGCTAAAACTTTACCATCACGATAAGTAATCATTAAATTTTGTCCGTCTGTTTTTTCTGTTACAGCATCCTCACGATTTAATTCACCTGATAAACCTAATCTAATAATCTTTTTTAAATCACCAAAAGTTAATTTGTTATCATCAAACGGGTGTGACATATGTCCATATGCTCCACCTTCTAATAAAAGATTTTCATTAATACTTTTATCTTTTATTGCACTTTTCTTTGGTGTTTTGTCTGTGGTTACAAATGTATCGTATTTATCACTTGGGCCGTGTTCATATTGACGAACATCTAATTTGATTTTTGGTTCATAGTTTTTTGGTAATTTGTTTTCAATACCAATAAACTTTACTGCTCCAGGAATTAAATAAAGTATTAATTGTTTTTTATTTAAATTCATTAAAATTTGACTTGAAGTCCATAGTTTGTTTTGAGCTCTTACTAAATCAAATTTAGGGCCTTTCTTTTGTGTGTCGTTATAAAATAATGGAAATACTTTTTTGTATTCTTTTTCATTATCAATTAATTTTTTTGCGTTGTTCATTCGTAGTTCAGATGATATTCTATCTGGTCCTCTCGTGTATCCTTGTTCAGGGTGTTTAATTCCGTGATTAGTTCTAACGATTGATGATTTGTCTATGTCGTGTATCTTTACTAATGGTTTTGTTCTACTTGTGTTTTCAATCACAACTAACTTTTTACCATTACTAACTAATGTATGTCCTTTTACACCAGTATCAAATTTTACTAATGATTCAACTACTTCTTTAAAAGTATCTTTTGATAATGCGTGTCTAATACGAATTCCGTCTTTGGAAGGAGCTTTCTTTTTCTTTGCTTTATCGAAATCTTTTTCATCTCTTTTTACGAATAGTGCTGAATTAACCAATCCAATACCATTTGAGTTCATACCTTCTGACCAATCTGTATCTTGGTCTTGGACATAACAAACTTCATTACCATTACCACTCATCTCCCTAACTACTTTTAATTCTGGTGTATAATTTCTATCACGATTTTTTCCAATCACAATATCATCACCAAACTTTTTAGAAAATGCTATACACTCGTGGATTGATTCATTATATTGAAACTCTCCGTCATAATCAATAACTTTTACTGGAAGTTTTTTACCTGATGCAGTATATGACATTAGTCTTGTGTTTCCGGCTAATAAATAATAATCTCCACTTTTATCTTTTACTGCAATAGGTGGTGGGACTGGATTTCCACTATTAATTGCTTTCTCCAATCTATCCCAATCTTTTCCATATTCTTTTGCTCGTTGTTTTCCTAATTCTAATGCATTATCTGATTTTAAAATATCACCAACATCTGTGTTGTCCATAAATTCCATTTTGTTTGATGATAAATAAACACTTCTTGCTGATTTCATTTTGTCAATCATATCATTTTTATCTTTAAACAAATTAGGAATTGTTTTCATTGTTTTGTCATTTTCAAAATATTCACCAGTTTCTTCTTCATATTGTTCATCAGTATAATCTTTTGATTTGACTCTATTAGACTTATTGTCTATTTTTTCCCAATTATCTTGTGGTTTTTTAAACACACTTGTTCCCTTTACTTTATTGTCCTTTTTATCTAAAGGTTCTGCTCTTCCACTTTTAATTGCTTTGTCCATATTATCTTTGGACTTATAAACAATTACTCTACCGGTTTCTTTTGATTTAGCTTTAAATTTTTCATCTTCAAAAATCATATTTACTTCATTTGATAAATCTAACGATTCTTCTAATGTATTTAATAATGTCATACCAGAACCTAATTGTTTTCCTGTTAGTTCTGCTCTTTTGGTATTTCCTAAATCATAACGACCTGGTAAAACTGGTGATTCTACTTCAACACCTGTATAACCACTTAGGTCTGGTTTAATCCCCATATATTTAATAACCTCATATCCCAATTGTTGTGATATTCTGTCTGCTACTTCAATGTATCTTTTGATTGGTTCTTTTACACCAAATCTTTTTCCATAATTTCCGGTATTTTCTCTACCGAAAGCAACTGAAGGAACAATATTTAGTTCTAATGTATAGTCATCTTCTGGATTTTGTGCTGTTTGACTAATTAGATAATCATACACTTCCCAACCATAAGTTTTACCCATTTCTTTTACCCAATTACCAGCAGTTTTTTCATAATCGTTAAACCCTTTGTAAAAAGTTGGTGGGCCATCGTCAGTTGGAAAGTTAGCACCTGTTGAAGCTTCTTTGATAAGTTTTTTAATGTAATCTTTGTTTTCAACGATAAATTTTGAATAAACCTCAAATAATTTTTTAAATTTGTTTGTTAACATATTATAAACACCTTGGTCAAAGTAACCAAATGTTTTTTTAAATATTTTTTTTCTACTTTCCTCTTTTACTTTTGGACTACCTAATAACTTTCTTATTTCTGTTCCACTTGATATACCACTAACTTTTTGGTGTGGTGCTGTATAAATGTATCCGTGAGTTTCATAACCAACCATATTGTTTTTGTTTTTGTTAAAATCTTGATAGTAAGTTAATCCACCTGATTTTTTCTTTCCACCCTTTAATCTTCCTGCATCTTTAGCACCAAACACATAAACTACAGCTACCTTATCTCCGTCAAATTTTTTTAATAAACTATTTGCTACATAAGGAACTCTTTCTTTAATGATACGATTTTTTGGAATACCCATTTTAACCATATGACGAACTTTTTCTTTAAAGTTCATTGGGTGTCTTGGTGGTTGTTTTATATCTGATGTTGTTATGTAAACTTCACCAAACTTTTTTTGTAGTGTTTGAAATACTTTTTTATGATGTGGCCCAAAGGGTTGAAATCTACCTGGATAGACCGCTATAACCTTTTTTGCTTTTACTTGTTCGGTTATAAAAGGTGTGATTAATTGTTTGACTAATCTATCCATTTATACTACCAAGTTCTACATGCCCAATATCTAGCTTTATGTTTAGGGCCTGGATTATCACAATTGTGTCTAGCTCTAAATGATTTTCTTGCTCCTGGATTGGACTTTCTAATTCTCATTGTTCCACCTTTGGCTTTACCACCTTGTCCAAAATTAACTTTTACAACATTACCTTTTGGATTCTTTACATAAACTTTAAATTTCTTTTGGTCACCTTGCATAATTTTGTTTAATTTTACTTTACGACCTTGATATTCTGCTTCTTGTAAAGATTTGTCTGTGATGAATTCAAATGTGTATCCGTATCCTTTACCATTTTCTTCATAGTAAATGTCTACTTCTTCTTTTACACAATTAGGGACTTTTTTACCACCCTTGTCTTTCATACCGATTTGTTGATATCCTACCCAACAACTTCCTCTTGCTTCTTTCATAGTATTCTCCATATAAATATCTTTAACACCCTTCCAATTAATATCTGTCATTGCGTGTTCTGGTTTGTGTCTCATCATACCTTTAACTTTACCTGGTCTGAAGTCTCTCATATGTGGAACAACCTCAATACCACTATCATCTACTCTATTAGCGTGAAAACGATTGTATCCATTTTTCTTTGATTTTGTAACCACTACAAAACCATTACCTCTTGTTACCAAGTTATCTAATTTTTTAGCGATTTTCTTATCCATCTTATTACTCTTTACTTTAGTTAGTAGTTGTTTTAAACTTTTCATTTCGTTCATAGTATTTTCCTCTACCTTATCATAATAATCTTTTGGATGAAATTTCATTTCCACTACCTTTCCGTCTTTTTTAATACTTTTACCATCTACCAATATTTCAACTGGAGCAGCTTTGTCTGTGGTTTCATACCAATACTTCATTGAGTATCCACCATTGTCCAATAATTTAACTAACAACCCTCT